AGAGCACTTGACTTTTAATCAAGTTGTCCGGGGTTCGAATCCCCGCACGCTCACTTTAAGAAGCACGGTTGCCAAATGGCTAAATACCGTGCTTTTCTTGTATTTATACAGTTTTTAAGGGTATGACCTGTCTAAAAATCATACCCTTAAAGTAACCGAAAGTATTTAAAAGTTTAAGGAAGTATTTGTTCCATACGTGTTCCATGTTCCATTTTTGTTCCAGAAACATTCTTAAAAAGCCATGATAATAAATCTTGTAGCTGTTCCATTTTTTGTTCCACTGGTTGTTCCATTTTTTGTTCCAAATCTACGAAACTTAATGCATTATTTACAGCTGACACTTTATCTTCTTTTTCCATCATGATATGGTTGTATACTTTCATTACAACTTCTTCTGAATCTCCAACTAACTTAGCCACCATCTTAATACTGATAATTGGAATCTGGTAGCATAAGCAAGAACAATAATTATGTCTGAAAACATGGCTTGTCAATCCCTCGATAACACTTGGGCTGACTGCCTGCATAGCTTTTAATATTCTGTCGAACATTCTCCTAAAACCAGATTTTGTCATGGGTTTGTGGTTTTGGTTTACAAAAAGATATTTTCTTTTGTCTTTCCTCAGCATAGCTATATAGTCGGCTATATAATCAAATACACTGTTAGGAATTGGAAGTATTCTTTCTCCGTTAGTTATATTTTTTACCGTTTTTACAAAAGGAATATTATCTGATATGTCGTGAGATTTAGTGATAGATACTGTATGGGCTTCTAAGTCGAAGTCACTTTCTGTTAGTGCTAGAGCTTCTCCACGCCTTAATCCACAGCCGTAAAGGATGTAGGCATACAATTTATCCATTGGTTTAAAATCTGCCGTAAAAACGGCTCTCTGTTCGTCTGGTGTCAAAGCACGTTGTTCTTCTGCTTTGTATTTGATTCCCTCAAAATCGTCAAAAACGTCTGCGAATGTTTGAGCGGAGAAAATACGATCACGTACAGCACTACGCAATATTTGCTTGAATGTCATAGCAATCTGCTGTTGAGTTCGTGGATGCCCTGTAGCATGGTTTAATAGCAATTGGAAATGTTTTCGCTCAATGTCTTGCAATTTGGTATAAGCTATCGGAATAAAATGTACGTTGATAATGTTTTCATACATTTTGTTTGTATTATTAGCACGACTAAATTCTTTGTATAAATGTCTCCATTGTACAGCATATTCAATAAATAATATGTCAGTTTCAATGATTCCACGACGTTCATCCCTTAATCGTTCAAATTCTTTTACTTTCTTTTCAAGGTCCTTAGAGCTTTTTGGAGATCGCAGGTGTTTGTATTTCTTTTTACCGTTATCCTTGTATGTGCCATCCCACACGTTGGTAGAATAGTAACCATCTTTTCCTTTTCTAAATTTAGCTGTTGCCATTGTATCACTCCTTTTTAATAATCAAAATCACAAAATGGGTACAAAAATAACAGCCATGCAAGAGTGGATTTTATAACATTGCAAAATAATATGAATGTGTTACAATAGATACGGAATTTTCTATATTAAAATTTTACGATGTTATGGAAAAGGGTTACCGTTCTTTTTAGTCTTCTAACGGTGGCTCTTTTTGCGTTCTTGCATAACTGATGTAGTCATGATACAATATAGGTGTTTGGCTGTACTATCTTGTATGATAACTACCTTGTATTTATATTAGATAGTGCTTTGGACTGTACCTATTTTGGCGTGGTACGGTCCTTTTTTATTGTTATTTAACTTCCCAAGATTTACCGCAGTCTTGGCAAATTGCCATTTGTTTACTGTTAATATCTGTCTTGGATGATTTCTTTTCTTTGTATTTAGACTTTTTAGGTGTTAATGCCCACAGACCGCCAGTCGCTGCGATCATACCTGCACGTCCCAGACTGTTACCTGCACGAGTCACAACACTCTTTTTACGGACCTCAGATTTCCCCTTTGTTTTAGCTGAGTCCTGCACAAACTCATATCCTATATTCAAGCTGTGACACTTAGGACAGTATGGTGCATCCAGATAAAAAATCTTATAAAAATCTTCGGCTTTTTTGCTGTCTACCTTTTTCAAAATCTCATAGTAAGCATCCCTAGACCTGTCTTTATCCGCTTTGATTTTGCTTGCATTAAAACCAAAATTACCGTTAAATTTACGCATTTCATAATCATAAGTTAACTGATTAATAGCATCATTTGTATAATCCAGTTTGACAATAATATCTTCTTTTGGATTCTCTTCTGCCTTATCAAAACGGCATAAATAGAAGCTGTCTTTTGCTACATAAAGTATATGTGTTAGTGTAGAAAGAAAACCACTATCTGTATATTTACCTGCTGTGATAATTAAATCACTAGGCTCATTAACAATACCTTTTTCTATAGCAATCTCAATCGTTTTTTCATCAATTTCATACTGCGGAACTTCATTATCAGCAGTAGAAACAGTAGCTAATTCCTTTAAGATTTCCTCTGTTGGGCATCCACAATTTGGACAAGCAGAAGCTTTTTCAGAGAACTCTTTCCCACATTCAGTACAAGTTATTAATGCCATGTAACATCCCTCCTTTTATAATGTATAACAAGCAACGTGACAACCACAATCGCAGGCAAATCGCAGGCTAGAACCCACGGTTTTATGAGGTTTGTAGGACTTTTTGCATAGTAGCATCACAGGCAAATCGCAGGCAAATGACAGGCAAACATCAATTAATTATGCATTTTCTTTTTTAAAAGTCCAAGAAACAACGGTTTTATGCGGTTTTCAGCACCATGCAAAAAGTTTTTTGAATTTGTGATTGACAAATCAACGTTTTTAGTGTATTTTTATTTTCTTTTATATAAATATATAGTATCTAAAGACTATAGTTATATATAACCTATATAGTATTATAATAATTAATATTTATATTTAATTAAAAAGAAAAAATAAAACAAAAAAGAAAAAAATTAAAGTCTTTTGAAGCTGACTAATCTTTCAGCATATCCAGTTAACGATGATAATTGATCAAGCGTATACCCCGGATGTTCGATAATCGTTTCATCTGGTATCAAAAGCTCCGCTGCGAATGTGTGAGCTTCAATTTCAGTTTTGTTTGATTGAAACTGTTTACCATAACTGAAAAAATAATAATCTTCATTGTGCATAATACTATGTGCCAATTCATGAGCGACAACAGTATCTCTTAGCTTATCATCCTCGATTCTATCGTTGATATAAATAAATTTCTTATCCCATATTTTCATGTAGCATCCTTGTAGTTCTCCTAAGTCTCCATACTGGATTGTTACGTCAAGGTAACTAGCAAGTAAATATGGATTTCTCGTACCGTATGTTTCAATCAAATCATTTACTGTATTTTTGATTTGATTTTTTCTCATACATAACCCTCCTGTTTATTTTTTTAGCATTGCAAGTGAAATCTCAATCTGTTTTAGCAATAAATCTATCGTATCGTTATTGACAGGTTTACCATCATAACGAACAGGTTTCATTGAGTCACTTCTTAAAAGTTCTTCAAGCTCCTCGTATTTTTGTTTGAGATCGTCAGTGTTATCTTTTTCTTTTTGCTTATCCTCCTTTCCTGTCATGAGGTACTCAACAGACACACCGAAGAAGTCAGCGAGCTTTTGCAATCTCTCAACTTTTGGGGTACTGTTTTTCCATTTTGAAATTGAACCATTAGAAAAACCTAGTTGTTTTTCAAGCTTTCCTTGTGATAATCCTTTTGACTTCCTAAGGCTTTCAATTCGCTCATAAATAGTCATAGAATCTCCTTTCTAAGAAATTACAGAACTTTTTCTGTAAAAATGCTTGACAAACTAGAAAGTTTTCTGTATAGTAAAAGCATAGCACAGAAAACTTTCAGTAAAAACAGAAAACGATCACAGAAAAAAATCTGTATTTTATGTGGTAATTTAATATTAGAATATTTTCTGCAAAAAGTCAATGGAAATACTGAATATTTTCTAAGAAATAAAGAAAGGAGAGCAAGGAATTGTATATTTATGACAAAATTAAAAAGATTTGCGAAGAAAAAGGTATGTCAATTACCTACGTTGAGAAAAAAGCAGAACTTGGGAATGGTTTAATTTCTAAATGGAATGACAGCGTACCGAGTGTTGCAAATTTGAAAAAGGTAGCAAATATCTTAGAGGTTACCGTTGATGAGCTAATAGGAGAGGAGAGCGAGTAGATGTATATACAGCCATATTACCTTGGTTTGTTCGTAGGAGCTTTTGGAACTGTTGCAGCAGAAATTGCAATTGTGCTGATTAGCAACTACAGAGACAAGAAACGCAAACAGAAGATGCAGGAGAGATTCAAGGAAGAAGAGTAAGAAAGGAGCGAGTATGAAATACGATAAGCCAATCATGAGAATGTCAGAACTCGTCAAGATGGGATTTCCAAGGTCATTCCTTGATGAAGCCTATCGAGAAAGAGGACAGGACTTTGCACAAAAAGGTCCTAAGTCCAATTCTCCCGTATTTTTCGATACAGAAAGATTTGAAAAATGGAGATTAAGGAAACTAGCAAATGAAAACCAAGCAATGCAGAGAGGAGGATTCTAAATGAAAATGGGAGCATTCATGATGGGGTGTGGACTGTTAGTCTGCGGATTAGATTTAATGCCATTCTGGTTTATGGGTACTTGCGTAGCCGCAGGACTGGCATTAATCGCACAAGAGCGTGATGGATGGAAATGAAAAAAAGCACCCAGACGTGCAGGTCTAAAGTGCTTAACAAAAAATGCATAACAACAGTATAGCAGGAAAAGGAGAATGTGACAATGATTATTACAAAAAAAGAATTTAAGGATACGGTTAAAAATATTATCGTTGATGGAATCAACAACACACGACAAGAGAATGTAACAGAGGAAAAAAACGCAGAAGCTGACAAAAAGTTAGCAACAGTGTTGACAGACTACTATGAAAAAGTAATTAGAAACATCTTTTGCGGAGATTGTTGGACGTACAGTGAAGACGAATTAACTCGTGTTTCGACTTCGGTTTTAGATAATAGAATTTCTAACAACCCAGAACCACTGGTATTTATGGAAAATATGGCGTGCATTGCAACCACTAGATTACTGATTAACATGTTAGAAGAAAAAATGCAGGAAGAAGAGCCACAGGGAAAGGAATTTGACGTAGAAGAGATTCTTAAAGAAGCAAAGGGGTGTGAGTAGTCATGATTATCACAGGATACACAAATGAATACGGAACAGTAATCCCTATGGAAGATGCAGATGATTATATCAAGAAGAGGATTAAAGGAAATGAAGAAGATAGACAGTGGTTTATCGACTATGCATGGGATGCACTGATGGGAAACACTGATGAAAATGTAAGCCTTAAAGAAGCATATTTTAACGATGTATGCAGTATGAAAGAGGTCGATGAACAGGGAAATATTAAAGAATGTATTGAAGAATGAGAGGTAAAACATGGCTAAATTATATGAGATCAAAAACGAATTTAACGAACTGCTTTTAATGGCAGATGAGCAAGGGTTATCCATTGATGATATTAAAGACACTATGGACGGAATCGAATTTGAGTTTGAAGAAAAGGCTGATTCTACCGCAAAGATGATTAAAACACTGATCGCTGATGCGGATTCAGTAAAAGCAGAGAAAGACAGGTTAGCAAAAAGAGAGACAGCATTGAGAAACAGTGCGGACAACTTAAAGAAGTATCTTGAAACAATGATGCTTGAAGTAAAAAAGAAGAAGTTTAAAACAACACTGTTTAGCTTCAATATCCAGAAAAATCCTAAAACTGTAAAGGTAGAAGTTGAGGAATTGTTACCTAAAAAGTATCTGATTAAACAGCCAGACAAGGTTAACAGGAAACAGCTTCTTGATGATTTGAAAGCAGGAGTGCTTGAAGAAAATGAAAATATGAGACTGGTACAGACAGAAAGTTTAAGAATCAGATAGGAGATAAGAATATGACGATACATGAAAAAATGATGAAGATTCAGACAACATTGAAAGCACCTAAGAATCTGTTTAATTCATTTGGCAATTACAAATACAGAAACGCAGAGGGAATCTTAGAAGCTGTGAAACCATTATTGGCAGAAAACAAATTATCTATGTACATATCTGATGATGTGCAAGCGGTAAATGATCGTGTGTATGTAAAAGCTACAGTATCTATTTTTGATATTGAGACAGGCGAAAGTGTTATGGCTACGGCATCCGCAAGAGAAGCACTCAATAAAAAAGGTATGGACGATTCACAGATAACAGGAACAGCATCATCTTATGCACGTAAGTATGCCTTAAATGGAATCTTCTTATTAGATGATACAAAAGATGCAGACACAGACGAAAATCAGAAAGAACGTACTGCAAGAGCTAATAAGCAGGAACAGGAAAAGAATAAAGAAAAACTTGATCAGATGAAGATTTCTCTTGTAAAACAGAAAACATTATTGGATTTGTGCGAAGATGAAAAGTTTGACATCAATAAGATTTTGAAATCTTACAAACATGAATCTATCAAAGATATTACAGAGGGGCAGTACAAGTACATTGTAGCCAATAAAGACAAAGAGAGTGTAAGAAAGCTGTGGGCAGTTGATGGAAACGAAAGCTAAAATTCATGACATCTCAATTGATTTTGAAACAGGGAAACAGGTCATTTCTCTCGTGTGTGAAAAAGACATACGAGGGGAATATGACCGACTGAAAGATAAAGAATGTCGGCTTAAGGTTGTTCAGTACCGTGAGGGCAGGAGTTTAGATGCCAATGCATACTTTCATGTATTGGTTGGGAAGATTGCAGAAGTAACGGATAACAGCAAGGTATATATAAAGAACAAACTCATAGCAGAGTACGGACAGCATGAGATTATAAACGGTTCTCTTGTATCACTTCCGTTGGATAACGATATAGAAGTGTACGACCTTGAGTTTTGCCACCTACAACCGACAGCCAGTACAACTACCAATAAGGCAGGTAAATTGTTCAGAATCAATTTAGTGATGCGTGGTAGCCATACATACGACACAAAGGAAATGTCTGAATTGATAAAAGGAACGGTGGAAGAAGCAAAAGAGCTTGGAATTGAGACAGCAACACCACAGGAAATCGCAGAAATGGAAGAAAGGTGGGGAATTAAGATTGAAAAAGAAAAAGTCAATCATTGTTGATGATATGGAGCATTGTAAATTATGTGGAAGTCCTTATGTAGAGATACACCACTGTTTACATGGGACAGCAAACAGAAAAAAGGCAGACAAATATAATTTAGTTATTCCTTTGTGCCACGAACACCACACAGGTGGTAAACAATCCGCACATCTAAATGCCAGATATGACCTTATGTATAAGAAGATGGCACAAAAGGCATTTGAAGAAAAGATAGGCACGAGAGAAGAGTTTATAAAGGAGTTTGGCAAGTCATGGCTGTAACATATACGATTCAAGGCAGACTGGACGGATTAAACGATTATACACGATCATGCAGGACTAACGCATATAAAGGTGCTGACTGCAAGAAAAAGAATCAAAGAATCTGTAAATACAGCATACCGTTATGGTTACGCAAAAAGAAATTAAATTTCCCAGTGATCGTTGAGATTACATGGTATGAAAAAAATAAAAGACGTGATCCAGATAATGTTGCGTTTGCTAAGAAATTTGTCTTAGACAGTCTAGTAGAATCTGGAACATTCCCCGGAGACGGACAGAGGTATGTACTAGGATTTATAGACCACTTTAGAGTAGATTCAAAAAATCCAAGGATAGAAATTACTATTCATGAGGACAACGATAAATAAATGTAGGAGGGCAGTGAATGATAAACATAAATGCAGACTGGGAATGGTATGAAAACCCAAATGTATTTAGATTGTTTTACCACTGCCTACTACATACCAATTTAGAGGACAAGCGGTACTGCGGTAGAGAAATCAAGGCAGGACAATTTGTTTCTTCTATAACAAGAATCAGTGCAGAGACAGGATTAACAGAATCGCAGGTCCGAACAGCACTAAAGAAACTAAAGGACACTGGGTATTTATCCACAAAAAGCACAAATAAATACACGATATACACAGTTAACGACTACGAAAAGTACATAGATTGTGGACAAGTTGTAGAAGCAACTGCCAAGGTTGAAAATGGAACAAAAATGGAACAACCAGTGGAACGAAAAATGGAACAAACAGACAAAAACGCAAAGAAAAATTGCGAGAAATCAAAAGAAAATTGCGAGAAGTCAAACAAAAAAGCAATCAATGAATGTTTTGAAAAGCTCTGGAAACAGTACCCGAATAAACGTGGTAAGGGGCAGGTATCCGATGCAAAGAAAAAGACTCTGTATGAGATAGGAGAAGAAAAAATAGAAAGAGCTTTGAAAAGGTATCTGGATGATTTATCTAAGGACAGTAGTTGGAGAAAACCACAGAACGGAAGTACATTCTTTAATTCTGGTTACGTGGATTATCTGGACGAGAACTACGAAAAACCACCAGAGCCACAGAGGAATCCTGCAAGTATCTTAGCCTGTGAAAGAGACTATGATTTTGACAGCTTAGAGATGCAGTTAATGCAGAAACAATTAGAGTAAGGAGTGATGGAAAATGTATCAAATGAGTTTTTTTGGTAATGAAACAGCACTTAGAAGCCATTCAATTACCAAGCAAACCAGAAGAGAATCCAACAAAAAGATTAATAAAGAAGCAATACATATCTTAATTCTTGAGCAGCTTGGATACGAAGCTATGACAGCACGAGAGATCGCAACGGTGTTGTATAAGCATAAAAAAGTATTAGAACCGACAAGGCAGCAGGTACAACCACGATTGACAGAGTTAGTACAGGACGGACGTATTGAGGTGTGCGGTAAACGACACGACAGCCTAACAGACAGAAACGTGGCAATCTACAGAAAGGTGGCTAAAGATGGGGTATAAAAAAATAAGCAAAGCTCTTAAGAGAAAAATCCTTAAAGAAGTAGAAGAAACGAAAGAGGTTACTTCTGTTGCTAAAAAATACGGAGTAGACCCATCGAGCATATTCAAGTGGAAAAAATATGGTATCGAAGCGAAGCGGAGAGAGTACACAAAAGAGTTCCGAAAACAAGTGGTAAAAGAAAAAGTAGTTAAAAAGCTACATGTACAGGAATGTGGAGCAATTTATGGAGTACCTGGTTATCTTGTTAGATTCTGGGAAGATGAATTGGTGGAAGAAGTCAAAGAAGAGATTCGACAAAGCCGATTTAAAAAGAAGCAACACGAACGAAGATTTATTCATGTAACATCACATTCTGGTTATTGGAAATAAAAACTAAATAATACTTTTCTGGTTTGATTCTCTGCCTAAGTAACTGTAAATAATGTTTTTTGTATTTTCAGATTCTTCCATTTTTCATTTTTTATTAGGCAGAGACTCAAGCCAGAAAAGGCTTGTTGCACAGCAGGATTTTTATATACCACACGAACAATTAAATAAGAATCCTCGCAACGCATAAGTACAATATAACTCGCTATTGTATAAGTCATGATTTCCCCTGCTATTAACGGCAGGGGAGAGAATGGACAGTAAAGGAGTAAGAAATGCAAATTTATAATATAGAAACGAAAGCAATTATAAGCGGAGAAGAAATAAAAGAATTAGATGATTGTTTTATTTTGTCAAATGTTGATGAGGGAAACGATACACATACAACTATTAGATGTTTGAAACCAACATGGAACAAAGTAATTTGTAAAGAAACGTGTTTACAGCGTATTACAAGTCAGCTAAATCAACTTACACAAAACACGGTTTTAGGAGTTGATGAGTTAAGCAATAATACAGATACACTCATGATGAGAATAACATTGAAAAATGTTAAAAACAAAAGTCTATTGATATATAACAAACAAAATAAAACAACATACATTGATTGTTGGTTTATCAGTAGTAGATTTTTAGATCAAGCCATAGAAGATTATTTAACAAATAAGGAGGATTAAATATGGGAATTAAAAATCTAACAGAAGCAGAAGAAAAAGAGTTTTACAGACTCGTTGGGAAGATGAATGGAGAAAAACCAGACAAGGAACAGGGTGTAAAGGTAAGGAAACCACGACAATCAGAAGAATATTTTTGTATTAGTAATGATGGAGCTGTTATACAAAGCAGGTGGACGAATGATTCTTTAGATGAAGGAAGATGGGAATTAGGAAACGTCTTTTTCACAGAAGAGTCAGCGTGGCTTGCCAGAGAAAAAAGAAAAGTAGAAGTTGAACTTGAACGATATGCAAAGGAACACAATGACCCAACACTCGAAGATAGTTATTTCATTTTGCATGATGAATACAATGAAGAACTTGATTATGATGCGTGGGCTGATTACACACCACAGGGAGCGGTGGTATTCGCATCAAAACAACTTGTATTTGATGCAATCGAAGCAATAGGAAAAGAAAGAATACTCAAGTACATCTTTGAGGTAGAAAGTTAGGGAGAGGAATGAATTTTACAAAAGCGTTCGCAGTATTTATGCAAATTGATTCAAAGGAGTTTACGGAAGATGAAAAATATGAAGCAATACAGCAGGTATTAGATGCAGCGACAATAAACAGTATCACAAAAAAGCAGGTGTTAGATGTAGTGTCTTACCTATTTGACGAGCAAAACAAATACAGATGGCACGACTTAAGAAAGAATCCTGCTGATCTGCCAGAAGATAACAAAGATGTTTTAGTAACTATAAAAGGCGGTTGCGTAAACAGAACATGGCATGATTCCTGCGGATGGAGAAATGCAACAGCCAAAAAGGCAAGGTACTATAGTAACGATAGGGTTATTGCATGGAAAGAAATAAAGGAATTTGAAAATGAGGAGATTTAAAATGCCAACAGCAAGGTGCAAATGGTGTAATAGTTGGTTATTCAATGAGGACATCGGAAGAGAGTATATACAAATAAATTCAGATATGAAAATACAAAGCAAATTTATTTGTCTTAAGTGCGAATGTGAGTTAAGAAAAGAAGATTTCTTTGAACCGTACAGAAGTATGATGAAGTAAAGGAGAAAGAACAATGAAAATAGTTGACATCAACACATTAAAAGGTTCAGACAGACACGGCAGTTGTATAGAGTGCGAAAAAGATTTTGCAGAAGATAAAGGAATGAAAAGAATCATTTTCGGAACAGATCAGAAGCGTACCATCTTCTTATGTGACAAATGTTACCATGATTTATTAAAAGAGATGACCAAGAAAAGATTAAAAGAAATGGGGGTTGAAATATGCAGAAAATAACAAAATGCCCATACTGTGGAAGTGATCGTGGAATGTTTGCAAAGTTTAAAGCCAATGGAACTGACACATATAGCTTTGATGGAAAGATGGAAAGCAGTGAAGTCATGGATTACTTTAGTTATAACAAAACAATGAGATGTATGGACTGCAGCAAACGTATTATGAGCTACGAAGAATTTAAACGTGATTATTATGTTGAAGATTAGAAGCATGATGAAGTAAAGGAGCATCAATGGACTTAGAACAAAAAGCAATAGAAAGAATCAAAACAGCATCAGAAATGAGTCTTGAGTATTACAAACAACCACTTATCTGTACATACAGCGGTGGTAAGGATTCAGATGTATTATTAGAGCTATTCAAACGTTCTGGAGTTCCTTTTGAAGTACAGCACAGTCACACCACAGCGGATGCACCACAAACAGTGTGGCACGTCCGTGACAATTTCAAGAAATTGGAAGAGGGGGGGGATAAAGTGCAGTATTAACTATCCAAGGAAGCCAGACGGAACCAGAATCACAATGTGGAATCTCATTCCCAAGAAACTTATGCCACCTACACGGCTAGTAAGATATTGTTGTAAAGAATTAAAAGAAACAGCAGGCATGGGAAGATACGTGGCAACAGGTGTTAGATGGGATGAAAGCACAAAAAGGAAACACACACGATCAGAATTTGAAAAGGTAGGGGCATCAGTTAAAACAAAGGAATCGTTTGATGATTCTGTAATGATCAATAATGACAACAATTCTAAAAGAAGAATTACTGAATTGTGCATGCAGAAGCACAAGATGGTTGTAAATCCCATTGTTGATTGGAAAGAGGAAGATATATGGAACTACATAGACCAAGAGAATATATGTGTTAATGAATTGTACCAATGCGGATATAAAAGAGTTGGATGCATCGGTTGCCCAATGGCAGGCAGAAAAGGAAGATTAAAGGAATTTTACGATTTTCCAACATTCAAACTAAATTATATCAGAGCATTTGACAGGATGTTAGAAGCAAGAAAAGCAAAGAATCTTCCTACACAGTGGGAATCTGGAGAAGAAGTATTCCTGTGGTGGATAGAAGATAAGAATGTTGCAGGGCAAAGAGAATTTAAGGTAGCAGAAAACGGACAACTTATGTGGTAAAGGAGAAAGAATATGATTTCAAGAAAAACAACAACAGATTTCTTAAGCAAGCTTCTTTGTAAAGAGAAGTTAATAGGAATCGGAAAGCACTATGCACGAGAAGTCACTGCAGATTACGGCACAGGTAAAGCAAAAAGAGTTGACTTTATGCAATTTGTACCAGATGGACAGTGTAGTGTATCAGCTTTAGAAAAAGGCATTTTCGTTTGTTATGAAATTAAAAGTTGCAAAGAAGATGTTTACAGCGGAAACGGACTTAATTTTTTAGGAGAGAAAAACTATATTGTTACAACGTTAGAGTGCGGCAAAGAGTTATTGACAGATATTAGGTCTGGGAAGTTAAAGAAATACATACAAGAGCATTATCCAGATTCATCTACAAACTTTGGAATAATGGTAGCTGTCAGAGGTGCAAAAGATGGATTTTATGATGGAGAAATAACAGTAGACAGTGATGTTAATAAATGGTATTTAAAGACAATTGCTAATTGCAGAACAGGGTTAAGAAGAAAAAGCATAGTAGAACTGTTGTTTTGTATGTTGAGAGCGAAAGAAGGTTGACATGGACGTTATAAAACAAATAGATTACATGATCGCTTGCCTAGAGATGGCAAAAGAAGAATACCGGTATGAAAAAAGTTATGAAGCAAAGAGAGAAGCAAGAGAGGACAACGACTGGAACTGGTACTACAGAAACAGGACACCGAAAAAGGCACTGATTAAAGAGAATCTTAGAAATGTTGGTAGAACAGGATTCAAGCTTGCGAAAGATTTAGAGGTGGGAGTATGAAAATATATTCAAACCGAGCTGATAAAAATGTGGGCTGTATCAGAATAAGCATGAGAACAGAAAAACACAATAGTTTGCACGTAACATTAAATTTTATGAGAACTGTTGGAGGACCAGTTACCATGGAAGAAGAAACAGGCAGTGAAGTGATAATAAATTTTACGGATACCTGCGAACTTGAAAATTTCATCATGGCACTGACACAGTTGAAAGAAATGACAAAAGGTTACTACGGTAAATGGGAGATTGAAAAAGAAAAAGGAGAACGACTATGACAATAAATGAAATAATAACACAGAGATTTCAAAGCCACTTATATAATTGCATAAAAGAGTCAAATATTCCTGCTATGCAATTAAGTGTAAGTTTCGACAGAGAAAAGGCATATATAAAAGACGAAAAAGCAGGACGTATCGTTGGAGAAGTTGATATGAAGATTACTATGGAACGATATGAACCTAAAAAAATGACAAGAAGTGAAGTGGAAAAAGCTATAGTTGCTTACTGCGACCCTGTTGCCACACCATGCAAAGAATGCAAATGTTATAAAAAATGTGTAAAAAGGATGCCGTTTGAATGGTTAAGTAACGAGGGGTTACAAGAATACTATGAATTGATGTATGGAAGTGAAGTGAAGGTAGAGAAAACGGAGCCGGTAAAAGTTTTAGAGCAGATAACAAAAATAACTTATCCAGAAAAAATGAAAGACGTGTTACCAATGAAAGAATTTGTAAAAAACTTTTTGGAAAAAGGATACAAAGTTGAAATACTAACACACCTAGTTAGTGATGATTTAGATGTGGTTGTTTATAAAGAAGTGGAGATGAAAGAATGATACTAAAAATCTTACTTGTTATCATCGGCATTATCTTAGGACTGGTGGGCAGTGGTTTCTGCCAGTCCGCTAAAGCAAGAGATACGATTACAATGACGTTAGAAGATTATGAACACATCGGTGCTGTATTTAACAGCCTGCCGATAAGAGAACGACATAAAAATTTAAAGAAGCAGGACGTTGCGTTATACAGATGTCCTAAATGTAAAAGCTATGTAGTGGAATGGACAGAAGTTTGTGAGTGTGGGAATCGGTTAGACTGGGGAGAAAGCGAGGTCTTAAGTGTTAATAAAAATTGATGATGCAACGGCTATAAATATGCAACATGCCGTTAGGTTATATGTTTCTGAATCAGTAAATGGATATGAGGTAAGTTGTGTGACATTATATAATGTATACACTATCAAGAAATGTGAAACAAGAGAAGAAGCAATAAAAGTGTTGGATAAAATACTTAATCAGTATGACAGAGGACAAAAAGTTATCAAGTTATAAAGGGGCGTTATTATGAGAGGGAAAGATAATCCGTGCTATGGGTGCACAGAAGCCACAGGAAGAGCTTATAATTGCCATACCCTATGTGACGGCTATAAACAGTTTCAAGACGATTGTAAGGCAGAGAAGAACGTTATCAAAAGGAAAAATCCTTATTACAAGTCGTTATCTAAAGAAAAATTTATGAAACGGAATGCTTTGAACAGGAACAGGAGGGGAAGAAAATGATTAGTACAGCTAAAGCAATAAAGAAAACCAGAGAAGCACAAGGAATGACACAAAAAGAACTTGCTGAAAGATGCGGTTATACAGTCACTGATATTAAAGCATATGAACTTGGGGAAAAAGAACCAAAACACATTAATCTTATGACTATAGCAGGAGCATTGGGTGTTACGATGTATGAGATGTTTGAAAGAATGGAAGAGATTGAAGAACCAGAGAATCTAAATCTTGATGTTATCAGAAACGCACTAAGTGCCTATAAAGCCATTGTAAAAACTCCATTGGACCAAGTGATAGTAATGGCATTAAAAGAACTTATACAGTACAAAGAGACAGGACTAACACCCGATGAAATTAATGGGATGAAAAAAAGACAAGAAAAAATTGATCTCATGGCAATTGAATATGATAATATTTGCGAGAAATACGACAAACTATATGGAAAGGAGCAAATGTGATGTATCAGCAAGAAAAAGAAACACGATTAGATATTGATGATGTCAGAAACGCACTAGAAGCTTATAAAGCTAATATTGTAACACCATTGGACTACGTTATAGTGAAAGCATTAAAAGAGCTTATAGAGTACAAAGATATAGGACTAATACCGCAGGCAATAAAAGATATGGATAAGATGTATTTAGAAAAGTGCCAACAGGTTAACAGGCTAACGTGTACCTGCGAAATGCTAGAAAGGATGGCTAAAAAGTGAGCAATATATTATTTGTAGTGATGTATGGTATTGCAAAAACATCACTGGGACTATGCGGAGCAACAACGGCTATATATTTATTAATTTTTTGTGTTGATCTGGTAGTAAATCGTACATTACAGGAATTTAAAAATGATAAAAATATACAAAAAGTTTTAAAAATTGCAATGTTATCATCTTATGTATGTGTGTTATCAACTGTATTTTGTGCGATAATTGCAGGATTTAAAGGAGTTTAAAATGAATAATCAAGACTTATATACCCTATGTACATTAATACCGCCTATGGATGATTACAGCGGTCACAATATGTATCTATGCGGTAAACGTGACGGATTCAACGAGTGTGTGCAGACGTTAAAAGAAAATCTGGAAAGCATCAGCGAGGAGCAGGGACATGAATCGTGATCAGTTCCAAAAGTGGATAGCCTTATTTGAGTACGTGAACGGCTCATATATACCTTATATCCAGTGCAAGGATAAAGAACACGCATTAAGTTGTATAAATGTCTTAGAACGTCTGTCAGTGCCTTTTGACGTGATATAAAAAAGAGCCGTAGGTTAATTCCTACGGCTTATTCTATGCGTTCAAATACAAATTTCTTAATGATTCATTATCTGGATAATCTAAATCTAACCACTTGCCAAAAGCTTCTGGATTTCTCTTTTCTAGTTCATCCATAATCCAACCACGAACCATGGATAATTCGAGGCTGATTGGTACATCTTCGGTCATGTCAAATTCTTTTATAAGTTGTTCGGTTGATAATCTGCTTAACATGGCTCTTGCGTTCTTTTCTGCGTTCTTAGTCATATTTCCCAACTTTCTACCCTCGTAACCTCCGGGGTGGGTGGTGTATGTTATGCAGGTATTACAAGACTGTCACGATCAGCCTTGACAAGACGATTTTTATTAAGTCTATCTTTCCACTGTTCAACAAGTGATTCATGGAGCTTTAAGGCTTCTTGCTTGCTGCAGGTTGTATAAGAATCAATTTCTTCAAAATCATCCATATACATTACAACGGTTTGGTATTCGTGTAATACTTCCACATAAGCTGTGGAAATAATACATTCTGTTTGATGTAACCAAAATTTGTGTCTTGCGATTACTTTATTCATTTTCAATCCCTCCTAAAATCTTTTTACAAGCTTCTACATATCCGTCTGGAAGTGTTTCAGTGTTCATCTTCCCACCGTTTGCTCTCCATTCGAGATATTTTTTAACTTCTTCTTTTTCTTCTTCCAGTTCGTAAATAAATTCTTCATAAGAAACGAAGTCCTCATTTTCGACTAACTTTTCAATTTCTTTTCTTAATTCTTTCATCTTCTTTTCTCCTTTTCTTGTTTGCTTTGCTCTCTTAACTTACTTTTATTATACATAAAATCTATGCATACGTCAATAGAAAAGTGCATAAAATTTATGTATAAAATTATTGATGTAAAATCATGAGTGTGCTATAATAATGCAAAAGGAGGAAAAAACGATGATAAAATACAAATTAGATGTGCAGGAAGAATTGAAGAAAAAAGGGTATACTTCTTATATAATAAGAAAAAACAAGTATTTAAGCGAGGGGACACTTGCAAAGATAAAGCGAGGAGAACCAATAAATATGAAAAGTCTTAATGCTATTTGCTGTATGCTCAGAAAAAATGTAGATGATGTAATTGATATAGAAATAACAGATGATGAAAAAATAAAATATTTTATCTAAAAAGTGTTGACTTATGAATAAATATTATGCATAATAAAGACAGTTAAAGGAGACAAGCAAAGAAAGAAGACACAAGAGAAGCAAGAGAGAAAGCCGAAAAAGAAATGTTCGGAAAATTTCTGGAAGAGCATAAAGAGTATGTAAAGGATAGAAAAGGAGATATGAGTCATGAAAAAAGAATTTTGGGAAAGAGTAAAGTGGGAAAGAATAGTGGATACGAGAAAATATAGATATGTATTAGACGATGATGTAAGACTCGAAAGGCCTTTGATAAAAAGGCTACCAATCGAAGACCTAGACACGACAGCAGCTATTGACGGGTGGGAAGTTGTAAAGGAACTTTAAAAATGAAATATAGAACAAAAAAGGCTTGTTTGGATTGCGGCAAGCCTTTCTATGGTAGTACAGATAAGTTGTATTGCGACGAATGCGCAAAAAAAAGAAAATCTAATGTGATGAGGATTAGGGTGTGTAGGATGTGTGGCAAAGAATTTCTTGGAGGCCCTCGAGCTTTTTATTGTCCAGATTGTAGAATTATACGAACCAAAGAAGCACAAAAAAGATTTAGGCAAGGAAAGACCGCTAAAAGGAAGCTTGGGAGTGTCGATAAGTGCGAGCTATGCGGAAACGAATATATTGTAATGGCAGGGCGGCAAAAATATTGTTCTGAAAAATGCCAGCACGAAGCAGGCTTATTATTGCAAAAAGAATATAAAAGTGCTTATAATAAAGAGACAGAACAGACAAAAAAGAAATTGGAAAAGAACAGCAAAAAACAAAAAATTTGCGAATACTGCGGTAAAAAATTCCAATCCAAAGTTGCAAGTAACACTTGTAGTGATTACTGCCGACACAAACAAGCGCAGATCAGAAACGCAAGGGCGCGGATTAATCGGGGCGAGAAAACAAATCTTGACACGCTGTTGAAAGAAAGAGACGAGTATAGAAACAAAGTAAGCAATAATAAAGGAGGTACGCGGATGAATGTAAAAAACAAATATGGGAAAGAAATTGATTTTGACGAAGCGCTAAAATCAATGGATGCAGATTTAAGAGAAAGCGTGGCGTATGAATTGAGTCTTTCGTCTGATCAAGAATTTTTTGACAAATACGCCGAAGCACATAAGAAAAAATTCGGGACAACTTGGGAACCAGATCAAGAATAAAAAGAGTGTAAACAAAGGCACTTCCTACCATGGTATAATTATCTTAGATAATAACCATAGTCGGGAGGTGTCTTTTTTGATTAATAACAAACTAAAGAATTGCTGTAACGATTGCGTGTACTGCGAGATCGTGACAGAGACAAAGAGAAGAGCAATCCCAGAGAACAAAACAGAAGTGGTACTGGTAAACATAAAGTGTAGTCATATGTGTGTATGCAGTAAGTACAAGAAAGAGGTGCAGGATGGAAGATAAAAGCCTGTGCTGTGCAGGATGCAAGAACACACTATCTGACAGAGGGATTATGTACTGCACTAAGGATAACGGCAAGAGATTGATAAGAGACAGATATTTGACTGTATGTGATGATTACAAGACAGCAGGACCGACAACAAAGGTGTATGCAAACGAAAGGACGTGAGACAATGGGAGCAGGTGGCAGACCGCCTAAATACAAGAGTGTCAAAACGATGCAAAAAAAGATAGATGAGTACTTTAAACTATGTGAGGGCGAAGTATTAAAAGAAGATGGTAAGATAGTAAGAAATAAAAGCGGCTATCCTATTATGATTAACAGGAAACCTCCAACAATTACCGGATTGGCTTTGCATCTTGGTTTTACATCTAGAGCGGATTTGTTGTATTACCAAAACGAAAAACAAGAGTTTCTTGACACAATCACACGGGCGAAAAGCAGAGTGGAAGAGTATGCAGAGGGCAGATTGTACGACAAAGAGGGAAGTTCTGGGGCACAATTTAACCTAAGAAACAACTTTAAGCACTGGGATGCAGACAAGAAGCAGGAAGATAACAAAACAGAGGGAATCACGATCGTGAACAACATTCCTAGAGAGTAAAGGAGCGGTTACATGGTTAATCTAACAGATGTGATTGCTCCATCTTTTTATAAGGTGCATTGGGATATTCAAGACAGCAAGCACACCTATTATGATTTGTACGGTGGTCGTGGTTCTTGTAAGTCCTCGTTTGTGTCTGTAGAGATTGTACTTGGTATGATGCAGGACGAAACAAACGGAGAATTTACAAATGCGGCAGTATATCGAAAGGTAAAAGATACTTGCAGATCATCAGTATTTGAACAGATAGAATGGGCAATAGATGCGTTAGGTGTTTCTGATCTGTGGGAATCGTCTGTAAGTCCTATGCAGCACACATACAAGCCGACAGGACAAAAGATACTGTATAGAGGTCTTGACAAAGCAAAAAAATCAAAGTCTGTAAAAGTGTCTAAAGGATACATAAAATATTTGTGGTTTGAGGAATTGGATGAGTTTGCAGGAATTGAAGAAATCCGAACAGTACAGCAATCTATATTGCGTGGTGGTCCTAAGTTTGTTGTATTTAAGACATTTAACCCACCAATCAGTGTAAATAATTGGGCAAATAAGTATGTAGCAGAAGCAAGAGAGGACAGCTATAGGCATAAGAGCAATTATACAACGGTTCCTGCGGAGTGGTTAGGACCTCAGTTCTATGTCGATGCAGACTACTTAAAAGAAACGAATGAACGTGCATACAAGCATGAGTATTTGGGAATCCCTGTAGGACTGGGAACAAATATCTTTGAGCTTCTTGAAATCCGCACGATCACGGGCGAAGAAATAGCAAGGCAGGAAAAAATATACCAGGGGCAGGACTGGGGATACTATCCAGACCCGAAAGCTTTTGTCAGATGTGCATATATGCCTGCATCACAAAAAATCTTGTGCATAGATGAGTTGGGCGGTCAAAAAATCCGCAACACCGCAATGTCACAGATGATTATAGACAGGGGATACAACGATTATAGTATTAGTTGTGGAGCTGACGAGATAGAAAGCATCTTAGACTTTAGAGATGCAGGACTTGTGGCAAACAAAACAAACGTATATCCGGGCAGTCGTAAATACTCTTATGAATGGTTGCAGTGCAGGACATTAGTCATAGACCCTGCGAGAACTCCACGGCTGTATGAAGAGGTAATAAGCTACGAGCATGAGGTAGATGAAAACGGAGAAATCAAGGCAGATTATCCAGACGGCAACGACCATTTTATAGATGCATTAAGATATGCGACAAGTCCAATGAGCATGAGACGTGGCGAGAGCGCATAAAGGAGATAAAAACAATGATGATAAATCTAAAAGATGTAACTTGTATACAAATTGGAAATATAATGTTAGGCATCGAGAATATAGAAAAAATATCTATCCATGATGGTGGTGTTTGGCTTACGATTAATGGAGATTTGATACAAGGAGATATAGAAACAAAAATCGGAAACGTTAAACTGATAGCGGTGGAATAGATGGGTATAATAAGCAGAATGAAAGAGATATTAAGTGCCCTTTTTAGACAAAGGGCAAGAGAAGAATTTAAAATAGACACTGCGACTAGCCCAGAGATGCAGAGGGCAATTGAAAAATGTGCATACATCTATAAGGGTAGTCCGTACTGGTTAGACAAGGACGAGCATATAAAGACTATCAACTTCGCAAAAGCTGTATGCAGTGAGACAGCACGCCTTGCTACACTTGCAATAGGCATAGAGATAGATGGCAGTGCAAGAGCTAATTGGTTGCAGGAGCAGATAGACAAAGAACTAGAACAGGTACGACATCACGTAGAATATGGCTGCGCATACGGTACAGTAGTATTAAAGCCTAACGGCTCAAGTGTGGACTTGATCACGCCAGAAAACTTTATTGTAACAGACGAAAGCAATGGAGAGATTCAAGGCATTGTGTTTGTACATAGAGAAATTTCTAGTGATGGCAGGACATACTACACCAAACTAGAATATCATAGGTACATCGAGGACGTGTATCAGATTACAAATCGTTGCTATGCTTCTAAGGATGCCAACGATACAGGAAAGCCAATTGACATAGACGAGACACCTTGGCGTGGAGAACTAGAAGATGTAGGACTTGCAAATCTGAACGGACAACGCCTGTATGCAGTTCTTAGGACTCCGCAGGCGAACAATGTAGACTTGCATTGTAGTTTAGGATTGCCTATTTTTTACGAAGCAATAGAAGAGCTAAAAGATTTAGACACTGCATACAGCAGGAACGCAACAGAGATATTCGACAGCCGAAGAATGTTGCTGCTAGACTCCGACAAGTTAATGGAGACTGGTACAAGGGTAAACAATACTCAAGATGGATTTGAGAGAAGCAAGAAGCGGTTGAGATTACCAGAGTACGTCAAGAACGTAAACAGCTCAGACATTAAAGGATTCTATCAAGAGGTAAATCCAAGTCTCAATACAGATACACGATTGACAGGAATCAATGCCCTACTGTCTCAGATTGGGTATAAATGCGGATTCTCTAACGGATACTTTGTGTTTAATGAAACGACAGGGATTCAGACAGCCACAGGCGTAGAAGCAGAGCAACAGAGAACGATACAGTTTATTAAGGACGTGAGGGACAAGCTACAGTTTTGCATGGATGATTTGATTGCAGCACTTAATATCTTTGCTGATCTGTACCAATTAGCACCAAGTGGACCGTATGAGACTTACTATGACTTTGGAGACATAACATACAATGAGGACGAGGACCGTTCTCGTTGGTATAGCTATGTTGTAAGCGGTAAGATTCCTTTCTGGTACTATTTAACAAAATTTGAGGGATTTAGCGAAGAAGATGCAAAAGCATTAGAAGCAGAAGCGCAGCCAAAAGAACCAGACTTGTTCGGTGCAGGAGATGAAGAATAATGCTAACGCCAGATTACTTATGGTATGTGCCAGAAAAGGCAGAGAAGCAGGCGGAAGAACTGCATAACAAAATTGTATCTGTGATTATCGAACGAATGATGATAAGGCTAGGACGTGGCGAAGATTACCTTTTTACGCCTATCGACAAGTGGCAGATGGATGTATTGCAGGATGCAGGGTATATCTTGCAGGCGGTACAGAAAGAGATTGCACAAACAACAAAGATAGGCATTGATACAATCGCACAAACCATGAAAGAAGCAGGTATAAAGGCTATAGAATGGGATGATGCAGTGTATAAAAAAGCAGGTCTTGAACCAAAACCACTCGGGGAAAGTCCTTATCTACAACGATTATTGCAGAGGAATTACGAAAAGACAAAGGGAGAGATGCATAACTACACTGGTACGATGCCGAACGCCTGCCATGATAATTACATAGATGCAGTGGACAAGGCATACAACCAAACTGCAAGCGGTACAACGAGCTACACAGAAGCGGTCAAAGAAGCTGTTAACGACATTATAGACAAGGGTGCAGACGTAACATACCCTAGTGGACGTAGAGACAGTATAGAGACAGCTACAGCGAGAGCGGTCCGTACTGGTGTAAGCCAGATGGCAGCAGATATTACAGACGCACGTATGGACGAGATGGATTGGGATATCATCCTAACATCTGCCCATCTGGGAGCCAGAATTGGGAACGGTGGGGACAATTTAACCAATCATTTCTGGTGGCAAGGCAAGTTTTACAGCAAAAGCGGTAATGACCCAAGATTTCCGCCTTTTTCGGTCTGCGGTATGGGAAACGTGCAGGGAATCCATGGGGCAAACTGCCGACACTCACACGGACCGGGGGATGGAATAAACAATCCGTTCGAGGACTATGACAGCGAAGAGAACCGCAAGGAATACGAGAAGAGAAAACGCCAGAGAGAGCTTGAAAGACGTATCAGAAAGACGAAACGGCAGTTAATCGGCATGAAAACGGCTGTGGATAATGCAAAGGACGAAGTCTTAAAGCATGAGCTTGATATGGAATATCAGAAAAAGGCTGCACTATTGCAAAAACAGAATCAAGCTTATAAAGATTACTGCAAGCAGAACAATCTCAAGACACAAAACGAAAGACTCAACACCGCAGGATGGGACAGAAGTCAATCATCATCTGCTAGAGGTGCAGCGACTAGGTATAATAACGCACGAGGTAAATAATTTGGAAACTATTAATCAATTCATGGTTGCGTGTGGGTGGATTATAACCATTGGTGGAGCTGTAGGCGTATTGTATAAAGCCTATAAGCATTACAAGAAGCCTACGGACGATTTAGAACAACGTATAACGTCAATAGAGACAGACATCAAAGACATTAAGCAGAAGCTTAACAGTGACTACAACGCAATTAACAGCCAACAGGACGATGTTAATTTAGTCATGAAAAGTATGTTTAATCTGATTGAGAACAAAATCACAGGGAACAACATCGAGGGTCTAAAAAAAACCAGAGACGAGTTAATAAACGCACTGACAACGCACGAGAAATAAAGGAGAACCAAAATGGGAAGTAGAGAATATTTAGCGGTATGCAAAGCAAAGATTGTTGATTATGTGAACGGACATATGGACAAGACAGACAACAATCATATTACAATGAATGACGTGTATGTTGTTTGGTATTCCAAAACATTACAGAACCACAAAGCACTGTTAAGCACGACATTATCTGATGGCATGTATTATGAAATGACATTCAACGGAGATGAAAGCGAGCTGTACATGGACGCTTACAAGAAGTGGGAAAATGTCAAGTTTGAGATGTAAAGGAGAATAAGAATGATAATTGACGGTATAAATTTTAAAGAGTTAAATATCACAAAAGATGGAGAACTGATTGCATCAATTACAGATGGAAAAGATGGAATCGTACACAAGGACGGCTATAGAGTACAACTTGTAGTGGAAGATGTCGGCATGTCGTTTGCAGAAGCATTTAAAAGAATGAAAGCAGGACACAAAGTAAAACTTCCATCATGGGGTGGTTTCTGGTACTGGGATACAGAAAAAGAAACTATCATGATGCAGTGCAGAGATAAAGACAACGGAGAAAAGGGAGACTTATTAGATATTAGAGATACAAAAATGGTGGAATACACACTAAACAATATCTTATCTAATGAATGGTTGATTGCAGAATAAGGAGTAAAAGTATGGCTAAATACGTAAAGAAACCTGTTGAGATAGAAGCGATCACGTTTGATGAGTTTATGAGAATCGGAGCAGAGAACGCTGATACTGTGGTTAACGGTCTGCCTGTTAAGTTTACATATAATGGTTATGTCATTAGACAATATGACAGCAATTCTTATATCATTCCGACACTAGAGGGAGATTTCCTCATGACAAAAGATGATATGCTTATTACTGGCGTAAACGGAGAAATCTATCCATGTAAGAAAGAAATTTTTGAAAAAACTTATGAAAAGTGTATTGAAAAATCCATAGTATAGCATTTACAATAATACTTGTAACAAATAATAGTTGTTGTTGAATAAATCATTTTTTTACTTGCTAGTATGTGATTTGTTTCGAAGATTTTTCATGTTACAACCCTTTTTCTTATTGATTTTATAAAGTATAATACGGCAGGACTTCTCACGAGGTCCGTGGAAACATAGTTCAGTTGGTTAGAGCATCCACCTCATAAGTGGACAGTCACAGGTTCGAATCCTGTTGTTTCCATTAGCCACAAAAGTGGCGATCAATAACATTTATTTTCTGACCCTTTATTGGTAGAGCTGTAATTTTTTCATACTCCTCCAAAAAACGTTAAAGCATCATGTTGTCGCATGGTGCTTTTTTCGTGAAAAAAATTAGAAAAATGAGTAGAAAAAAAGAGTCTCCATATCTTACAATAAAAGAGTAGATTGTTTGATGCTCATGTGATTCAATCAACTAACCTCCTCCCGTAAGTTTTAAGAGAGAGTTAAAGGCTCAAGAGCGGTTCAAGTCCACTCTTCTCTTTTACCTTGGCTTAGGTTTATAAGCCTTAATCCATTACCGCAGACGAGCGGTATACAAATATCGTAGGAGGATATATATGCAGAATTACGAAAAGATTTTAGAAGAATTAGGAATCGAAATCCCAGAAGATAAAAAAGCGGATTTAAAAAAGAAAATGTCTGAAAACTATAAGACTGTAGCTGACTACAATAAGCAGGTAGAGAAAAAAGATGAATACAAAACATCTTTAGACGAAGTGCAGTCTAAATTAGCCGACTTAGAGAAAGAAGATGTTGACGGTCTTAAGACCAAGATTACAACATTAACACAGGAACTTGCAGATGAAAAAGAAGCAAGAGCAAAAGAAGCTAAACAGACAGAGTTAAGAGACAAAGTAAAAGATTTCTTATCCGATAAAAAATTTGTAAATGCAATCACAGAAGACTCTATCCGCTCCCAGATGATTCAGAAATTGGAAGAAGAGAATGGGAAAAATGCAGAAGATGTATTTAAAGAACTTACTACTAAAGATGGGAAACCGATCGAGAACATCTTGGTTGATGAAAAGAAAGTACCAGATGTTAAGATCCCAAGCTTTACAACTAAGTTCAACAGCGGAGAGCAGAAAAAGGGAACACAGAAGTTAAGGGAAATGTCTTTAGACGACAGAATGAAGCTTAAGGCAGAGGACCCAGACTACTATGCAACCTTATTAAACGACAGATAGATAATACCGACTCACAATATGGAAGTGAGCCGCTAACCTAAAATCCCTTAATAGTTGTAGGTAGATGGGACAAAGATAAGTCCTTATCTATTCTTATTTAGGGTAGAAAGGACTTTTTTTATGCCAAGAACAGGAAGATTTGGCGGTTTTGATTTTGACCCAGAGGTTTTTTCTGAGTTTATGTCAGAAAACCCAACATGGAACGATGCAATTATTGCATCTGGTGTGTTAGCACAGGACAATACAATCATGGATTTAATCGGAGAAAAAGGAAATATCGCAACAATTCCATTCTATACACCGATTGATGAACAGGACTCACAGGCTTTAAACAACGATGGAGAAACAGATAATACGCCTGTTGAAATTACAGGAAAGAAACAGACTTGCATGTTAATTCAGAGAATGAAAGCTTGGAAAGCAAAAGACTTTACAAAAGAGTTAACAGGTGCCGACCCTATGACTCATGTTGCAAACTCTGTTGCAAGCTTTTATAAGCAGGTAAGAACACGTGACTTAATGGCTACAGTTGATGCAGTTTTAAGTCTGTCTGGTATGGAAAACCATATTACAGACTTATCTTTAACTGGCGAGGGTACTGTTGGAGATGTAAACAAAATTGACGATACAACACTTATCTTTGCACAGCAGAAAGCTTTAGGAGATTCCGCTGACAAGATGGGATTACTTGTATTAAACTCTTACATTTATGCAAAGTACAAAGCAATGGGACTTGTTGACTACAACAAATACACTATTGCTAACGCAGTAGAAAGAGAAGTAAATCTTCCTACAATCGGTGGATTTATCCCACTGGTAACAGACAGATTTACAGTTGATACAGCAGGAACAAACCCAGTATACAAAACTTATATGCTTGGTACAGGCTCAGTATTGACTTGTGATAAGACAAACTATGAAAATCCTTATTATACAGACTATGACCCAGAAACATCTGCCGGTATCGAAAAGCTGTATACAAAACAGGGTTATGTATTACATCCTAACGGATTTTCTATTAATTCTAACAAGATCGCAAAAGAGTCTCCTACAAATGCAGAGTTAGGAGCTAAAGCAAACTGGTCTTTAGCATTTAACCAGAAGAATATCCGCATGGGTGTTATTAAATCCAACGGATAAAAAGGAGTGATTTCATGGCAAATTATGTTGACTATGAATATTACAAAACCTTTTTTGGAGAGAAAGCAATCCCAGAAGCAGACTTTAATCGTCTGGTCTGGGATTCTTGCAAGAAGATAGATAATGCCACAACAGGCGTGGACAATGTCAAAAAGCTTAAGATTGCTTTTCCAACAGATGAAGATGATGCAGAAGCAGTTAAAAGATGTGTTTGCGAACTTCTGTCAATCACATATAAGATTGAACAGGCAGAAACGAGAGTTGAAGCATCACAGGGTTATATCACATTAGAAGATGGAACTGTGATGAGTAAGCAGGTAGCATCTAAGAGTGCAGGAAACGAGAGTATAAGTTATGTGACTTCTAATAACGCAGGTACGGCTACATTGATAGATAAGTGTCTAGCGGATAAAGAAGCACAAAAGCAGTTATACTCTGACACAATAAGAGACTACTTATCGGGTGTCACAGATGCCAACGGAGTTAATTTGCTGTATATGGGAATGTACCCAACGGAGTATTTATGAAAGATTGTAAAGTAAATGTTTTAGGAACTACATATAAAATCAGATTCAGACACGAGAACGAAGATGAAAAACTACAAGAATTGTCTGGTTATTGCGATTATTCAAATAAAACAATAGTCGTTGCAATTCTTGAAAAAAGTGTTGATTCTGTGGATAACATTGAATCGGTTCAAAAAAGTGTGCTTAGGCATGAGATTATGCACGCTTTCTTATACGAAAGTGGTTTAGATGGACAGTCCTGCAACACAGATTGTTGGGCAAATAACGAAGAGATGATTGACTGGTTTGCTTTACAGTCTAAAAAGATTTTTAAAGTTTTTAAAAGAGCAGGTGCATTATAAGCGGAGGGATACGATGTATAACGACACAATTACACTTTTCAATAGATATGAGAGTAAGCAGGGCGATACATGGTATCCCTCCGTTTTGCATAATTGCAATCTTAACATGGATAAAGCAAGCATCATTGCAAAATATGGCTCTGACTCACAGGACAATGCTGTATTAAACGTGCAGTATAGCCTAAAAGACGGTCAAAAGATGGTAGGGAGTAAATTATGGCTACCACCTAAAGAATGGTCTAAACAGGCAAATGATAAGTTACCACAGGCACTTACATTTAGTTCTAAGGCTAATGGTTTTGACTTCTTTATTGTTAGAGAATGGGAAAATGAAGAACCGATTGCAGACGATGATTATATAGACGGTTTTTACGAAGAGATGAAACTTAAGTATGATTATGTCTTTGCGATCACTGGCAGTGCTTTTTATGATATTATTCCGCATTTTGAAGTTATGGCGAAGTAGGTGGTTACATGGCTAAAAAGAAATTAGGAAATGTCAATATAAATACATCTAACATGATTGCGAATATCAGCCTTGAAAGATTTGACGACCAGATACAGCATGCTCAGTTTTGGCTAGATAGTCAAATTATGACCGATATGGTTCCTTATATGCCACATGAAACAGGTACATTCATTAACGTAACGAGAGCAAAAAGTGCTTCTCTTGCAGGTACTGGAATGGTATGTGCAGGCACTGGACCGATGGGACGTTTCTTATACTACGGTAAAGGTATGGTTGATGAACTAACAGGTTCTCCATGGGCAAGAAAAGGGGCAAGAAAGGTTCTTGTTTCTGAATTTGCAGGACAAACCAATGCAAAAGAAGACCTGTCCTATTCCAATCCTAAAGCTACTCCAAAATGGTTTGAAACAGCAAAGAAGAATCATGGTAAAGCATGGGTTACTCATGTTAAGAAGCAGGCAGGGGGAAGCTAATGGCAGAAGAAAAGAAAGCAGTCAAGTACGACATTGATGGTTTTGATGTGATCACAACAGCATTGCAGGAACTGGTAAATCAATTCCCAGAATTAAGAGAGGGAGACGAAATTGCATTTTCTACATTAGATGATGCAAGCGGAAAAGCAATGTTCCCAGTAAGCGGTGCAGTGATCGAATCAGAAAAAGAAAGTATCACAGGACACGTCACACAGGTATGTCTGTATCCATTTTGCGTGATATGTCGTGCAAGTGGTACAAAACCAAAGAGGAAAGCAGACATTAAGGAGTGGTTGGACAACCTTGGCAAATGGTTAGAAAAACAAACAATCACGATTAAAAACAATACATATAAGCTAGAAGAATATCCGATTCTGACAGGCAATCGAAAGTTTTTAACGATTGACAGACAGACACCTGCATATTTGGACAGCACAAACGAAAACAAGTCTGAGAATTGGGCAATCAACATTTCTGCCCGATACCAAAATGACTTTGATAGATAGATAACACATTAACTGGTCTGCATTATGGAGCAGATCACTAACCTTGAAAAGATAAAGGAGAATCAAAATGGCAGTTACAACAGGTAAAATTGCACGTAAATATATGGCTCATTTCTTAGATTCTGGTTCACTTTGTGGCGGAACATCTGGTTATGAACGTCTGGGAAAAGACTTAGAAGAGTACAATGTCGAATTGAATCCAGACACAGAAACATCTAAAAATATCATCGGAGAATCAACATTTAAGCATAACGGATATGAAGTATCTTCTGAAGCTGACCCTTATTATGCAGAGGCTGACTCTGTATTATCACAGAAATTGCAGGAAATTGTTGATAATCGTTACACAGACGACAACTTAAAGACAAACGCCGTAGAAGTGCATATGTGGAAAGAAGCTACAAGTGGAGCTTATGAAGCATATCAGCAGGAATGTTATGTAACACCTACATCATACGGTGGGGATACATCTGGTTATCAGATTCCATTTACCGTCAATTATGTTGGAGAACGTACAAAAGGTACTTACAACGTTGAAACAGGTAAATTTACAGCAGCTACAAGTTCAGTAAATGCATCAAGCACAGGGAAATAGGGGTTAAGCAATGGAAGAATTAAGAAGAAAAGTCAAAACTGGTGCCTTAAATGTGGTACTGACCAATGAAGATGATGCAGAGATTGGAAGATTTTCTTTCAATCCTGTTGATTTAAATATCATTAGAAGATACGAAGAGGTAGTTGCAAATCTTGAAAAGATGGAAGTACCAGAAGATGCAACAGAAAAAGATATTCTGGAATTATCCGACAGATTAGAAGAACAGATTGATTACTTACTCAACTCTAAAGCTTCTAAATCTGTTTTTGCTATCTGCAATCCGCTGACATTAACAGAAAGTGGAGATTTCTTTATTGAGAATATCATCGTTGAGATTGCGGACGTTATTGAGCAGGTAACAGACCAGAGAATCAAAAAGAAACAGGCGAAAATTAAAAGGGCAACGTCTAAATATCACAAATAATGGAAGTTTGGGAACTTCCTACATCCATAGTAGTTGGTGGCATTAAGTACGATATTCGTACAGATTTTCGAGCAATTCTGGATATATTAAAGACTTTTAATGATCCAGAGTTTGAAAACGATGAAAAGTGGATTGTTTGCCTTACCATTTTATACGTTGATTTTGGAAATATGCCACCACAAGACTATGAAGAAGCTATTGAAAAAGCCATCGAATTTATTGACATGGGTATCAAAGATGATGGGAAGAAGCAACCTCATGTGATGGATTGGGAACATGATGCACCAGTTATCATCCCATCTGTTAACCGTGTACTTGGAAAAGAAATACGAGCTATGCAGTATTTACATTGGTGGACTTTTTTAGGAGCTTACATGGAAATTGGGGAGTCTTTGTTTTCGCAGATTCTTAGTGTTCGCATGAAGAAAGCCAAAGGAAAGAAACTGGAAGATTGGGAAAGAGAGTTCTACAAAGAAAATAAAACGCTTATTGACCTAGATGTTAAATATTCCGAAGAGGAATTAGAAGAACAGAAACGTTTGAACGATTTACTGAATGGGAAAGGGGCGTGATTGAATGGCTACACAAAAAGCGGATGGAAGTATTTATATCAAAACAGAGATTGATACAACCGAAGCAAAAGCAAGTGTGAAAGAAATCGCATCCCTTTTAAAACGTTTATCCAATCAAGTGAAAACCATTGGGAAATCAATGGAAAAAGCCATGAGTGGCGGTATAAAAGCACCAGATACAAAAGGTATGGATGTTGTCGAAGAAAAAGCAAAGACCGTGGCTGAGGAACTGGAAAAGACCACACAGGCAGAAAAGAAACTTGATAACATCGACATTAAAACGACTGCACTTGATACGTTAGATAAAGCGATAGAAACCACAGGACAGAAACTTGCAGAGTTGGAAAAAGCACAGATGGATGTATTCAACAGAAATCAGAGTGCAACATCTTCTCCTGCGTTTCAAGCAATGGAGAGTGCCGCGGCTAAACTAGATCAGCAATATGAAGAACTTCTTGCAAAGAAAAAGCAGTTAGAAGCACCAACAGCGATTACAGACAGTGGTTTACCTAAAACAGCGAAGCTTACAGGTGGAACAGGTCTTGCAAGTGAAGAGAGTGCAAAAGCATTACAGAAATTAAATGTAGAAATCACAGGTACAGAAACAAGTGTTGAATCCTTAAATACTGATTTAGGGCAGACAACGCAGTTACAGGATGAAATCAGCAATTCAAATATCAAGACAACAGCATATCAGATTCTTGAGGATTCTTTGCAACGCCTTGATGCACAATTTGAACAGGTAGCAACAGCACAGCAAGAAATCTTTGCAAGAAATCAGAACGCAACTTCTTCCCCTGCATTTTTGGCATTAGAGAGTGCGGCAGAGAAGTTGGGCAGGCAGTATGATTCATTGATCGCTAAGAAACGGCAGTTAGAAAGCGGTGGTGGGGCAGTACAAACACCTGCGATCAAGACAGCACCTATGACTGGTGCATATTCCGCCACAGCATCTAGTGCTAGTCAAAAGGCTTTGGATGCCTTAAACAAAGAGATATTACAGACTGATGCAAAAGAAAAAGGGCTTGTTAATACAAATAGCAAGCTTGGTTCATCGTTCAAGAATGTCAGTCAGTCAGCCGACAGTGCTAAGACTAAAACAGGCGGTATTTCATCTATTTTTAGCAGAATGGGTGGAGTAGTATCTGGACTTGGAAAACGTCTTGCAGGACTGGCACAGAACTTCACAAGCACTACAAACAGTGCTAACAATGCAAGATTTTCAATCGGTCGAATGGTTGGAATGAGTATCTTATATTCTACTGTTTTTGGTATGATTTCTAAAGTAAATAGTGGAATCATGACAGGTATAAATAACCTTGCTCAATATTCGTCTGCTACTAATGCTTCGATATCTTCTATGATGTCGGCATTAACACAGCTACAGAACAGTTTAGCAACAGCATTTGCACCAATACTGTCTGTAGTAGCACCTATATTAACGGCATTTATAAATATGCTGTCAAGAGCGATTACTTATGTAGGTATGTTCATAGCAGCACTGACAGGACAGAAATCTTTTACAAAAGCAAAAGCTGTACAAGAAGATTATGCTGCATCGTTGCAAAAGACTTCTAAGAGTTCTAATAGTGCAGCGAAGTCTACAAAGAAAAACGCAAATGCAACAAAAAAAGCAAATAAAGAGATGCAGACATATCTTTCTGGTCTGGACGAAATCAGACAGTATCAGAAAGAAAAAGACAATACACCTAGTTCAAACTCAACGCCATCAACAGGTGGCGGAGGTGGTGGCGGATACACGGGACCATCCATTGGAGATATGTTTGAGAAAGTTCCTATTGAATCTTCTATTGCGGACATTGCTAAGAAGATTAAGAACCTCATAAAAAAAGAGGACTGGGAGGGACTTGGGACTTACATTGCATCTGGTATCAATAAAGGATTGCAAAAAATCTATGATGCCATCAATTGGGATAATGTAGGTCCGAAGATTACATATTTTGTGAACGCATTTACACGGACATTCAATAGTCTTGTTGATCACATAGACTGGGATTTAATGGGACGTACTGTGGGTGCAGGTATTAATACAATTGTCAACACACTGAATCTGTTGATAGAGGGAATCAATTGGAAAAATCTTGGTTCAAAAATTGCAACAGGTATCAACGGCTTATTCAATGAAGTGAATTGGAATAATGTAGGGCGGTTGTTTACGAATAAAATAAATGTTCCGTTTCAAATGTTAGAGGGAGCTGTAAATACTCTTAACTGGGCAAAAATAGGAACGTCAATAGGTGGATTTTTGAATGGTGCGATCAACCAGATAGATGTTAAGTCTATTGGTACAAGCTTATCTGGATTAGCATTAGGAATATTAACAACATTAGATAATGCACTCACTACAACAAACTGGTCACAGCTTGGCACAAAATTAGCAACATTATTAACATCTATTGATTGGGTTGGAATATTTGTTAGTGCAATATCTGTTGCAGGAAAAGCAATCACGGCATTAACACAGCTTGGTGTGTCTTTTATGGATAACTTGGCAAAAGGTATTACAAATGGGACACAGCAGTTTATTAGTAAGGGATTATCAGCATTGACGAGTTTTACTGCAAACTTAAGAAGCAATGCAGGAAAATTAGTAGATTCTGGTTTAAAGCTTATGTTAAATCTTGCAAAAGGTATAGCAAAAGCAATGCCAGACATCATCAAAAATGTACCACAGATTGTGATTAATATTGCAGGCGTTATTAACGATAATGCCCCTAAGATATTACTTGCAGGAGTACAGCTTATCGCAATCTTGCTCAAAGGTCTCATCCAGTCAATACCGACATTGATCGCAAACGTGCCAAAGATTGTGCAGGCAATCGTCAGTGTATTTACAGCTTATAATTGGCTATCACTTGGAAAAAGCCTCATCACAGGTATTAAAAACGGAATTATGAATGCAAAAAATACTGCGGTTGATGCTATGAAGAATACATACAATGGCTTGATTGATGCGATAAAGAATTTACCGTCTAAACTCAAAGGACTTGGAGAAAACGGAATTAAAGGGATAGGCAATGGAATTACTGGGAAATTGTCTGGACTTAAAACAACGGCAGGGAAAATATTGACCAACATCATAGAAGCGGTTAAAAATCTTCCTAAAGAATTATCAAAAAAAGCTACATCTGCGATAAGAGATATGAAAACTACATTTAAAAATGTCGATTGGGGCAGCGTTGGAATGAATGTAGTAAAAGGTATTGCAAAAGGTGTTGGAGATTTTGCATGGATTTTGGTTGATAAAATGACAGGTCTTGCACAAAAGGCGTGGGAGGGTGTGAAAGATTTCTTTGGAATCCATTCTCCATCAAGACTTATGAGAGATACGGTAGGTAAGATGATTCCTGCCGGTATTACAGTAGGTTTGGAAAAAGCTTTTCCAGATACACTCAAAACCCTTATGAATCAGTCTGAACAGTTGGCAAATGTACCGTTCAGAACACCAGAGATTGCTACAGGTAAGATAATACCTGCGAAAGCATCCGCAGTGATCGCACAAAAGCAGAACAGCACAAACAGTAACAATAATGACGTACTTAATTTACTTGAACAGCTATTATCTGTTACGAAGTCCTTAGAATCAGACAACAGCGGTAACAATGGTGGGGATTATCATTTCACAGCACAGATTAACCGCAGGACGTTGTTTGATGAATTTATCGAAGAAGCAAAACTAAGACAAATGAGTAATGGTAGAAATCCATTCAGCCTTGCGTAGAAAGGAGTAAAAAATGGCACAGGATTATATAAAAATCAATAATAAAAAAGTCTGGCAACCAGATTCAGACACAGCCGTAGCTTTTGAAACTACCTATACGCAAGGTAGCACGAGGGCACAGTCTGGTAAAGGAAAGTTTACCCCGATGTTCACAGTAGAGCAATTTACATACAGTGCATCGGATGTGCCAATGTCTAAGGTTACGGAAATATTAGAAATGGTGGCACGTGGTAAATCTTTTGATTTACATTATTTTTCTGTATTTTACGGAGAGTGGAGAACAGCAAAGTTTTATGTCGGACAGGTATCGGACATTAAGATAAAAACACTTAAAAATAACCACGAAAAAGTATCAAGTATATCTTTCAATATGCAGGGGGTTAACCCGATATGATAAATGTAAGTGATGAATTTAAACAGCTAATGGCAGAACGACAAGATTTTAAATGTAATGCGGAAGTAACGCTTGCGAATGGTACTGTACTGCCATTGGGAGAAGATGATTTTTCAATTGACAATAACAGTTTAGTCGATGCGGCAGGAGCTAACACCATTCCTTTAGGTGTTGCACTCAGCCGTAATGTACAGTTAGAAATCATGAATGACGATGATCACTTATCCAATTATGACTTCTTCGGAGCAAAAATCAGACTGTATCTAACATTTGAATTATCAGAGACAACAGAAAAAATTGAATACGGTACATTTACTGTCACACAGCCAGAAACATATGGAAATGTAGTTACGATTGTCGGACATGATGATATGTATAAGGCTGATAAGTCATATAGCACATCATTGACATTCCCTGCGACAGCAAAAAATGTATTAATAGATAGTTGTGATACATGCGGTATTTTAATAGGAGATAGTAACTTTTTACATAATGATTTTCAGATACAGACTATGCCCTCAAGCGATTACACACACCGACAGGTTATAGGATTTATCGCTATGATTGCTTGCGGAAACGCAAGAATTGACCGTACAGGACGTTTGCAGATAATGACCTATGATTTTGACTACGAAAACGGTAGTATCCATGATATTGAAGCTTATGATTCTTTGACAAGTGATACAAATGATGTGCAGGTAACAGGTGTACAAATGACAAAGACTGTTACTAAGACAACAACCGATGAAGATGGTAACGAAAATGAAGAAGATGTAGAAGAAATTGTAAAAGTCGGTGGAGATAGCTATGTATTATCTATTGAAAACCCATTAGTAAAAGGGCATGAAGAAACACTTATTTCATGGATCTATGAAAAATTTGAAAATGTGACTTTCAGAGGATTTTCGATGGATTATATATCTTATCCAATAGCAGAGTTTATGGATAAGATTAAAGTTACGGACTGGCGAGAAAATAGTTTTTATTCTGTATTAACAGATGTAAACTTTGTATTCTTTGGGTATACAACATTAAAGAATAGTGCAGAATCTCCATTGCGTAATCAGAGCAACTACACATCAAGTAATCAGAAAGCAATTATACAAGGAAAACAGTTAATTGAACAGGAAAGAAACAACCGTCAAAATGCTTTAGATAAGATGCAAGAAGCATTAAAAAACAGTAATGGAATGTATGCAACGCAGGAAATACTGTTAGATGGTTCGACTATATATTACTTGCATGACAAACCAACATTAGTAGAATCAAAGAATGTTATTAAATTGACATCGGAAGTTATCGGATTCTCTATTGATGGTGGTAAGACATATCCTTACGGATTTACGATCACTGGGGAAATGGTAGCAAGATTGCTTTATACAGAGGGTATTAATGCAGATTATATCAACACTGGTGCATTAACTGTCAAAGATAAATCTGGAAATATCATCTTCTATGCAGACATGGAGACTGGTACTGTAAAGATTTCTGGGGATAACGTCACAATCGGTGGTAAATCAGCACCCGATGCGATCAGTGATGCAGTGAAAGAATCTAAGAACTATGCAGACGGTAAAGTATCAGACTTTGCAGAAACAGTTACAAAAAGTGTAGCTGATCTACAGAACCAGATTGACGGACAGATCGAGACGTTCTACTACGACTATGAGCCAACTCTAAAAAACATCCCTGCTTCTGACTGGACAACAGAAGATGATAAAAAGAAGCATGAGGGAGACTTGTTTTATTGGAAATCTAAAGGTTATGCCTACAGATTTTTCAAGGACGGAGATACATGGAAGTGGCAGTTAGTACAAGATACAGACGTTACAAAAGCATTGCAGACAGCATCTTTTGCACAGTCTACAGCAAACAGCAAATGCCGTGTATTTCTGACACAACCTACACCACCTTATGACACAGGGGATATGTGGAATCAAGGACAGAACGGAGACATCCTTACTTGCGTGGTAGCAAGGGGAGAGGGTGCAAGCTATGTGGAAACCGACTGGCAGAAGCTTAACAAGTACACGGACGATGAGACAGCCAATAAGGCACTGGAAGAAGCCAGAAAATCTCGTGCAATGATTATCAATCTGGACAACGATTATCAAGCAATCACGACAGATTATAAGGGAGAGTACACAACGTTTCCAGAGTGCCGCACGACAGCACAGGTTTTGTACGGTCATACCGACATATCTAACGACTGTACTTATAATGTGCAGAAGTCAAGCGGTGTCGTAGGTTCTTGGAACAATTCAACTCACACATACACTGTGACAGCATTAACAACAGACGTGGGATGGGTGGATATTACAGCAAATTACCTAAATACATATTCTGTTACGAAAAGATTTGACATTGCTAAATTAAAAGGCGGTATCCCTGGAGAGACAGGTGCAAAAGGAGATAAGGGAGAAACTGGAGCAAGCGGTAGAAGTATCACAAGTTCTGAAACGACTTATCAAGCATCCAACAGCGGAACGGTAGCACCAACAGGAACATGGAGCAAAACACCGCCAAACGTTGCAGAAAATCAATATCTGTGGACGAGGACCATATATACTTACTCTGATAAAACCACAAGCACAACATATTCCATCGGTAAGATGGGAGCTAAAGGAGAACAGGGTGCAAAGGGAGAAACTGGTGCTACTGGACCGCAAGGGGAAAAGGGTGCCACTGGACCTCAAGGGCCACAGGGCGAACAGGGAATCCAAGGTCCGCAAGGAGAAAAGGGCGAAAAAGGCGACCAAGGACCACAGGGTCTACAAGGTATTCAAGGCCCAAAAGGAGAACAAGGAATCCAAGGACCTAAGGGTGCTAGTGGAGATACAACATATTTTCACATTAAGTATAGTTCTGTGGCAAAACCCACAACAGCTTCTCAAATGACTGAAACCCCATCTGCCTATATTGGAACATACGTGGACTTCACAGAAGCAGACTCAAACGACCCATCTAAATATACATGGGCGAGATTCCAAGGATTGCAGGGAGAAAAAGGTACACAGGGAATCCCTGGTACTAACGGTACTAACGGAAAAACCACTTATCTTCACATCAAATACTCAAATGACGGTGGAAAAACCTTTACTTCCAATTCTGGCGAAACGGTAGGAGATTACATTGGTACTTGCACAGATTACAACCTAAACGATCCAACGACAGTAGCTTCTTATACTTGGGCGAAGATTAAAGGCGAACAGGGTATTCAAGGAGCTAAAGGGGATAAAGGAGAACAGGGTGCAAAGGGAGAAACTGGAGCGACTGGACCGCAGGGAGCTAAAGGAAATGACGGTGTATCTCCGGCAGTATCAATTTCAAAAAGCGGTACAGTAACAACCATCACAATTACAGATAAAAATGGAACACATACACAGACTGTCAATGACGGAACGAATGGAACGGCAGGTAAGGCAGGTGCGGACGGTAAAACACCATATTTCCATGTTAAGTATAGTAACGATGGCGGTAAGACGTTCACTTCTAATTCGGGAGAGGACGTTGGAACATATATCGGAACTTGCACCGACTATAACCAAGCAGACCCTACAACGGTTGGTTCTTACACTTGGGCAAGAATCAAGGGAGAGACTGGAGCGACTGGTGCTAAAGGCGAGACAGGGGCAACAGGTCCGCAGGGTCCTCAAGGCAATATTGGACCAACTGGAAACGGAATCAAATCAACTGCAATCACTTATCAAGTGTCAAGTAGCGGTACAGCAGTTCCAACAGGTACATGGTCTGGTAGTGTTCCATCTACAAGTGCAGGACAATATTTGTGGACTAGAACGATTACTACCTACACAAACAACACGACAACAACTTCTTATTCAGTCAGTCGTAACGGAAGCAACGGAGCAAAGGGAGATAAAGGCGATCAAGGAAGTGCAGGAAGAACGTACTTCATGGAAACATCGTCAAGCATTGTGAAAATGTCTGCGGACAACACGATTGTGCCGAACTACATCACATTATCTGGTTACTACCGTGACGGTACAGCAACAGCACGTACAGCTTATAAGTGTCGATTCAAGATTGAGGAAACAACGGACGGAGATACATACACGACCGTTTATACTTCATCAGCGGATGAAACGGACATTACCCATGCACTGTATTCTGTATTGGCGAGTGGTTCAAGCGGTATCACAGCAAGTGGTTCAAGTGGTATCGGTATCTCAAGAAATCTTACAGCGTTAAGGTGTACGATGTATGCCGCAGGTGGATTTTCACAGGTGTTGGATATTGAGACAATTCCAGTAGCCATTGACGTAGATGCACTTACACACGAAGATATATTCAATCTGCTGACAAATGACGGAGCATGGCAAGGTATTTATCGTGGGTCTGACGGTAAGTTGTATATCAACTTTACTTATGCTAGAGGTGGAACATTAAATCTTGGTGGAAAAGCAAACACGTACGGTAATGGACAAATGCACGTTTATGATGCAAATGACAATGAAATTGTTGACATAAACACGAAAGGGATAGTCGTAACGCATTATATATCAGGCATGGGAGAAAAGCCAATATCATATGTGTGTATAACACCAGACGTGTTCGGTGGTATATATTTATCTGAAAACAAGGATGGAACTGGTGCATGTGCGATTTTGTCCCCAGATGAGATTGTATTAAAAAATAACAGCAGTGGACCAATTACAGTACAAACAGACATAACAATGCATATGACGGATGAATCACTTTATCTTGGGTCGGTAAGTAATTATAAATTTCATTTTGGAAAAGAAAAATCAAGTTTTTATCAGCCAGTTACTATTGGCGGAAGTTTGTCTGTTGCAGGAACAAAAAACAGAATCATAGATACAGAAAATTACGATACAAGAAAGCAGTATTGTTATGAAACAGCAACCCCATATTTTGGGGATATAGGTTCTGGATGTACTGATAATACAGGAAAATGTTACATAGACATTAACGATATATTTTCAGAGACAGTAAACACAGGTGTTGAGTACCAAGTATTTTTGCAGAAAGAGGGGCAAGGCGATATATGGGTAGAAGAAAAGACCGATAGTTACTTTGTCGTTCGAGGCACTGAAAACCTTAAATTTTCGTGGGAAATCAAAGCAATTCAGAAAGATTACGAATTTGAACGACTTGAAAAATTCGATAACTCAGAAAAAGAAGAAGTGATTGACTATGAGAAAGAATATATGGAAGAAATCAACGATTTGATTAAAGAACAGGAGGAAATGTTAAATGAAACAGTTGAGTAGCTTTATGGTATTAAATATTGACGGTGGAGACAGAGTATCATACACATACAATGAGATTGACGATAACACAGGAGAACCATTGTCACAGAATAAAAAAGAAAATTTCTGGGTAGTAGATAAAGAACTTAAAAAGCACATTGATGCTATCAGAAGCTACGTCAGAGAAAACAAGTTGAATTAAGGAGTGATGTTATGGCAATCAATATACCTTTAGTACATATATCGGATTTAACAGAGAAAAAGACAATATCAGACGATGATTACATGCTTACTGGTGGGAGTACCGCCAGTAAGGTTAAGTGGTCAACGATCGTGTCTCTGATAAAAACTAAATTAGGGATTGGAAATATAGAAGATAGTATAAGTAAAATACAATCAGATATTTCTACGTTAAATAGTGATTTAACAAATAGATCAAGGAACATTGTGCTAAAAACAAGTGGTTCTGGTAATGATTTCTATATATCAATAGAAAACTATACTACAGTTCAAAAAACATGTGATAAGTTTGCTTTGCTTCTTTATGGAAACGGGAATGGAAGTCCAATATGCTCTCTAATTACAGTAAATGTAAGTGGTTCAAACGTTCAAATTGACGGCACATCAAACATTATATCTAGTAACGTGTATTGCCGTGCAAGCGGTACGTCTATACAAATTTGTAATCTCCCACAATGGGGATATTATACGGTAATTGCTCCACCTAGAGTATATATAGACCAAGGTGGAATCGTATTTGATAATTAACTTACCTTGCATAAACATCATAAGTAACTGTACCTGTTGGAGACACTACTTGCCAATTTGAAGCAAAGTAAACAACATTTCCATCGTTGCATGCCATAAAGCTTGCGTGATAAGTGTTGTCATACCAGTAACCATCAGATATACGATTTGTTTCTGTTAAATTTGGAAACATGAACGTGAATTGCGGACTTATTGCATTAGGATAATTAATTGTTGCAACAAGAATTGCCATTTTATATTCACTTGGAATTGTATATTTTGTTGAACTTGGAATATTTGACGCAATCTTTTTATAAGTTAAATCACTAATTAGTGTATGCATTAAATCTCGATTGCCACCTTTAGGAATGT